AATGGAAAGCCGTGTACATCGAGAGGTGTAAGCACGGTTTGGGAGGGGCTTTGTGCAAACCTGTCATCGAAAGATGATAAGGCGGCACACTGCTACCTCACGAGCGCAAGCTCATCGAGGCGCTAGAGGAGGAGAACATCTTCCGCCAGATGGCGACCGTCATCAAAACTTCCAGCGGCGACCGCAAGATTCCGATCGTGACATCGAAGGGCGATGCGGTCTGGATGGATGAGGAGGAGCAGTACACGCTTTCCGATGACACATTCGGTCAGGCATCGCTCTCCGCATACAAGCTCGGTACGGCGATCAAGATTTCCGAGGAGCTTCTCAACGACAGCGTGTTCGACCTTCCGTCCTACATCGCTCGTGAGTTTGCCCGTCGTATCGGTGCAAAGGAGGAGGAAGCCTTCTTCATCGGCAACGGCACCGGCAAGCCTACCGGCATCTTCAATGCAACCGGCGGCGCACAGGACGGCGCAACGACCGCAGGCGCAAGCATCACCTTCGATGATGTGATGGAGCTTTTCTATTCGCTCCGCAGTCCTTACCGCAAAAAGGCAGTCTGGGTGCTGAACGACAGCACGGTCAAGGCACTCCGCAAGCTCAAGGACGGCAACGGCAACTACATCTGGCAGCCTTCCGTTGCGGCAGGCGTTCCCGATACGATTCTCAACCGTCCCTACAAGACTTCCAGCTATGTTCCGGAGATCGGCGCTGGCAAGAAGTGTATGGCATTCGGTGATTTCAGCTACTACTGGATCGCCGACCGTTCCGGTCGTACCTTCAAGCGCCTGAATGAGCTGTTCGCCATGACCGGTCAGGTCGGCTTCCTTGCAATGGAGCGTCTCGACGGCAAGCTCATCCTGCCGGAGGCAGTCAAGACGCTCAAGGTCAAGAGTGGCAGCGGTGCATGATCACTCTGGCTGAGACGAAAAACTATCTTCGTGTGGATCATACAGAGGATGACAAACTCATCCTCTCACTGATCGACACTGCCAAGCGACTGGTGCAGGACGTCGGCAGAATGGACGATGCGGCACTTGCGGTCAATGAGGAAACCACCCGGCAGGCTATGCTGTATACTGTTTCTTACCTCTACGAGAACCGCAACGGTGCTGACTACCACAAGCTGACACTGACGCTCCGGGCGCTGCTTTTTGCGCAGCGGGAAGGGATGATCTGATGGAGATCGGAACGCTGAATCAGCGCATCGCCTTTCTGGAACACAGCACGAAGATAGACGGCATCGGCAACCACAAAGCCCGGTGGGAGGAAACCTTCTCCTGCTGGGCTGCCGTGTCCGTAAAAACATCGACAGAAACAACCGAGGCTGGCGTGACGCAGGAAGTCGTATCGCTGGAATTCACTGTCCGGCAGACACCCGATACCAAGCGCATCAATACCACCACGCACAAGCTCCGCTTCCGTGGACTGGTGTATGACATCAACGGTGTGCTGCCGAATTATAAATCACTGGATTATATGAAGATCACGGCAGGTACACGAAAGGCTGGTGAGCAGGATGACTTCGATTGACGATATGGCGCAGGAGATCATGCGGGGGCTGACGGAATATGCAGACCTTGCGGATACTGCCATGAAAGCGGCAGTCAAAAAGACAGCCACCTCCGTCAAGAAGGAAATCTCCGCCAATGCTCCGAAGCGCAGCGGCAAGTACCGAAAGAGCTGGACGACCAAGAAAACGCGGGAGAACAGCCATACTCTTGAAATGACGGTTCATTCGAAAGACCGCTACCAGCTTACGCACCTGCTTGAAAAAGGTCATGCAAAGCGCGGCGGCGGCAGAGTTGCGGCGATTCCGCATATCGCTCCTGCCGAAGCAAACGGTGAAGTTCTGCTCACAGAACTGATCGAAAAAGCCCTGAAAGGATAATGCGCATGACCTACGAAGAAATCAATGAAATGATGCAGGAGATCGGTCTACCGTTCGCCTATCATCATTTTGCCGAGGGCGAATCTCCACGACCGCCCTTTGCGCTTTTTCTGTCGCCCGGTGAAAATACATTCGGTGCGGATAATCTGATGTACCACAGCTTCAAGCAGCTTGATGTGGAACTGTATACGGATGAAAAGTCGCCCGAAACGGAAAGCCATGTGGAGGAAGTGCTGACGCAGCACAATATTTATTACACGAAAACTGAAAGCTGGATCGAGAGCGAAAAGCTCTACGAGACGCTTTATGAAATGGAGGTATAACAATGGCACTGCAGAAGAATAAGGTAAAATTCGGTCTGAATAAGGTGCATTGGGCTAAAATCACAGCATGGTCTGATGAGGGCGTTCCGACATTTGCAACGCCTGTGCGCCTGCCCGGTGCTGTATCCCTGAGCATTGATGCGAACGGCGAAAACGAGAACTTCTACGCTGACAACAGCGTGTATTATGTCATCAACAACAACGCAGGCTATGACGGCGATCTGGAGGTCGCACTCATCACAACCGATTTTGCAACGGCGATTCTCGGTGAACAGCTTGATGCAAAGGGCGTTCTGGTGGAGCGCAACGATGCAGAAACATCGCAGTTTGCACTTATGTTCGAGTTCGACGGCGACAAGAACCACATCCGTCATGTGCTGTACTGCTGCTCTGCGTCCCGTCCTGCGACCGAGGGCGAGACTACCGAGGAGAGCAAGTCCGTCAAGACGGAAAAGCTCTCCCTCAAGGCATTGGCGCTGCCCAACGGTTTGGTGAAGTCCAAGACCTGCGAAAGCACCGACCAGACGACCTACGACAACTGGTACAACGCTGTGTATATGCCGACTGCTGCAACCAACAACAGCACCGGCACACGTTCCGCAGGCACAACCAAAAGCGGCAGCGCGACCGAGTAAGGAGGTACAGCATGGCTATTAAAAAGACAATCACCGTTGACGGCATCGAGGTTCCGTTCAAGGCGAGTGCCGCTGTGCCTCGCCTTTATCGCATCAAGTTCCGCAGGGATATTTACAAGGACTTCGCTGCCCTTCAGACTTCCGTGCAGGAGGGCGACGAGGAAGGTTCTACTCTTGACATCGAGAGCCTTGAGGTGTTCGAGAATATCGCCTACATCATGGCGAAACACGCTGATCCGGAGAACGTGCCGGACAATCCCGATGAATGGCTCGAAGCGTTCAACACATTCTCCATTTACGAGGTGCTGCCGCAGCTCATTGAACTATGGGGACTCAATGTGGAGACGCAGGCGGAATCTAAAAAAAACATCGAAAAACTGACCGCCCGATGACAACGCCCCTCTTCCTTCTCCGATGTGTGCAGATCGGGCTGTCTCTCTCGGAGCTTGATCTGCTCACGATCGGAGTCGTGAATGATATGTTCACGGAAAAGGAAAACGACGAATATGACGGCTGGTCGGAGGTCGCTGGACAGGCTGATTTTGATGCGTTCTGATTGACTTTTTCTCCCTGCTGTGCTATAATTTTTATAAGATTATTATCACAGCAAGCGAGATGATGCTATATGAGAATTCTGCCCTCTAAAAGAATTACCGAAAAAATAATGCAGCTGCTTGATATCAAGCCGTTTTCCTCTATGGTGAATACAGTCATTACACATTCTATAAAAGAAAACTCGGTAATTCCCGGAGATATTGAGTCACTTAGAGCTGAAGCAGAAAAAACTAACCGAGATTTGCAGGCGCGAGGGGATTCTGGTTATTCAGATGATGAGCTGATACTGCTTTTTATGGTGGAGTCAATGATTGCACCATATTTAAGTGAGCGCCCAGACGTCCTTAATTATTATATGCAAGCCATTTCAAAAGAGTGCCGTGTATTTGATGCTGAAGAATTCATGAATAATCCATACTTTAAAAATATCGATTTTCACGAAAAACATCAAGGCGACTATGAGCTACTTTACCATGAATTCATGCCTTTTGAAGTTGATCTTTACAGCCCGCCTAAACGATTGCCTCAATTACATATTGATATTCCTCGCGTAAGTTGTTTCACTCACACATTAAAGTATCCGGCAATAGGACAAACAAGTATCAAAAGCACTTGGATGTCGGTTACACCCAACGAGGTATATACTATGGCTGATGCGATTTCAAACGCTAAGGGCAAAGTATTAACTTTAGGCTGCGGTATGGGCTATTTTGCATATATGGCATCTCTTAAAAATGAAGTAGAATCAGTTACAATAATTGAAATTGAGCAAGATATTATCGATTTATTTGAGAAACACATTCTTCCCCAGTTTCAGCATAAAGATAAGATCAATATTATTAAAGCAGATGCAGTTGAATATATGCAGGAACTTACTGATGGGGAGTTTGATTATTGCTTCGCTGACATCTGGATAGGAATAGAAGATATTGCTCCCTACTTTTCTATAAAAGAAATAGGAAGAAAACTGCGAAAAACAAAAATCGATTATTGGATAGAAGAATCCTTTGCGATTTATTTATCACAGTTCATTTGGATTGAAATACTCGAATCGTTTTCAAAAGCTGTCCATGCTGATATTCCCGATGCAAATAATGTTCCGGTGGACGCTGCTGAAGAAAAAGTTCGTGACTATGTTCATAGGCTATTGAAAAAAGTCGAAATAACCACGCCCGATCAAATAGATTACTATCTGACTCCTAAAAACATAATTACCCTTATCAATAAGGCAAAAATCACATTTTAATCAAAAAGCACTTGCTCCGGCAGGTGCTTTTTTCATGCCCTCACGAAGGAGGTGAAACCGCATGGCAAACAGAATCAAGGGCATCACCGTTGAGATCGGCGGCGATACCACCAAGCTGTCGAAGGCTCTGGAGGGTGTCAATAAAAACATCAAGAACACGCAGACGCAGCTCAAGGATGTTCAGAAGCTGCTGAAGCTCGATCCATCCAACACAGAACTGCTCTCGCAGAAGCATAAGCTCCTCGCCGATGCGGTGAAGGCTACCAAAGAAAAGCTGGAAACTCTGAAAACGGCGGCGGAGCAAGCAAATCAGGCTCTCGCCAACGGCGACATCTCGCAGGAGCAGTACGATGCCCTGCAGCGTGAGATCATCGAGACAGAACAGGAACTGCAGAACCTCCAGCGTGAGGCAGAGGCTTCAAGCACGGCGCTTGCAAAGCTCGGTCAGGCGGGAGAAATGCTTGAAAAAGCCGGTGACAAGATCGCCGATGTCGGAACGACACTGACCACTCATGTGACCGTTCCAGTCATGGCTGCCGGAACTGCCGCTGTCAAGACCGCAGCCGACTTCGACTCCGCAATGAGCAAGGTCGCTGCTGTATCCGGTGCGACTGGTGATGAACTGGACGCGCTCCGGGATAAGGCTCGTGAGATGGGCGCAAAGACCAAGTTCTCCGCTTCCGAGGCTGCCGATGCCATGAACTATATGGCGATGGCGGGCTGGAAAACCGGAGATATGCTGGAAGGTATCGAGGGCATCATGAACCTTGCGGCGGCAAGTGGTGAAGATCTCGCAACCACCTCAGATATTGTCACGGACGCTCTGACAGCTTTCGGCATGACTGCTGATGATTCTGCTCACTTTGCAGATGTTCTTGCGGCGGCAAGTTCAAATGCAAATACCAATGTGTCCATGATGGGTGAAACCTTCAAATACTGCGCACCTGTGGCAGGTGCACTGGGTTTTTCTTGTGAAGATACTGCGCAGGCTATCGGTTTAATGGCAAATTCAGGTATCAAATCAACACAAGCCGGTACTGCTCTGCGAACCATCATGAACACGCTTGCCGGAGATGTGAAGATCTGCGGCGATTCCATCGGTGAGGTGGAAATTGCAACAACAAATGCTGACGGCTCAATGCGTGATCTCAATGATATCTTAGCCGACTGCCGCTCTGCATTTTCACAACTATCTGAATCGGAACAGGCATCTGCGGCACAGGCGCTGGTCGGCAAGAATGCAATGTCCGGCTTCCTTGCACTGATGAATGCTGCGCCGGGAGATATCGACAAGCTACAGAATGCCATCGCAACTTGCTCAGATGAAGTGGACGGCTACAACGGTGTGACCGAGAAAATGGCGGCTGTCATGCAGGACAACCTTGCCGGACAGATCACAATTCTGAAATCACAATTACAGGAGCTTGCCATTTCCTTCTGTGAAATCCTGATGCCTGCAATCCGAGCAATCGTCAGTAAGATTCAGGGGCTTATCGACCACTTCAACGCCCTATCCCCTGCTGCAAAGGAAACCATTGTCAAGGTCGCTCTTGTGGCGGCTGCACTCGGACCTCTCCTTGTGGCGGTCGGCAAAACAATGGTCGGCGTCGGCAAGCTGATGAAGTTTGTCTCCAATCTCCCGACTATTATTGCAGGTGCAAAGGCGGCATTCACTTCCTTCGGCGCTGTGATCGGCGGTATCAGTGCGCCTGTGGTCGCTGTCATTGCAGTTGTCGCTGCACTGGTGGCGGCTTTTGTGCATCTGTGGCGCACGAATGAGGACTTCCGCAATAAGATTACTGCGATCTGGGAGCAGATAAAATCTATCTTCAGCGGCTTCTGTCAAGGCATTGTGGACAGGCTGAATGCACTCGGATTTGATTTTGAAAATATCACGGATGTGATAAAAGCGGTCTGGAATGGACTCTGCAAATTCTTAAAACCTGTATTTGAGGGTGTGTTCCAGCAGATCGCTAACATTTTCAAAGCGGTGACTGATATTATCCTGAATCTCCTCGATGATCCTGTATAATAAAACTTGACACATAAGCCACAAGGGAATAAAATAGAAAAAAGGAAAAACGGAGGATACGAAGATGTCAAAGAAGAGAGAATACGAC